TTACTCGGACTCCTCCTTAGCGCGCAGCGACCTGGCGAACGCGTCCATCGCGCGCTCCATATCCTCAGGCGAGTAGTTGCCATACAGCGCGATCGTGGTCGACGGGTCAGCGTGGCCGAGGAGTTGCTGCACCGTGCCCATGTCCGGGTAAGCGCGGCGGACGTCCTGCGCGAACGTGTGGCGGGCGCGGTGCATGTTCATGCCCGACGTGACTCCCGCGCCGACGAGACCTGCCTGCCTTAGCATGCGGTACCACCAGCGATGCACGGTGTTCATCGCGCACGGGTGCTTCGGGTTCGCCCAGTAGATCTGCCCTGCAGGAGTTCGCTTCTCCGGGTACAGCAGGTAGTCGTCGGGTTCGGGCCTGCGGCCGACGAAGGCGAGGTCGTCGAGTAGGTACTCCTCGGCTGCGAGCACGATCCGTCCGCGAATCGGGATCGTCCGTTCCTTCGCGCCCTTGCCGTAGACGATGAGGTTGCGCCTGGCGAGGTCGAGATCGCGCACGCGGATGCCGCCAAGCTCGCGCCGGCGGACGCCGCAGTCGAGCAGGACGAGGAGGGCGAGCCGGTCGCGCGCGGTCGTAGTTGCAGCGATGAGCCGCGCGTCGACGGAGATCGGGAGCATGCGGGCGGCCTTGCGGGGCTTCTTCGGGCGCCTCAGCTTCCGGGCGGGCGAGTCGGTGACGTGTCCTTCGTCTTCCGCCCATTCCCAGAACGATCGGATGACGGAAGTGATCTTCGCGCGTGTCGCGGCTTCGCGCATCGCCCAGAGGTCGATGACGTCGCGTAGGTCTTCGATCGTGATGTCTGTGGGCTGCTTGTCGCCGAGCGTGAGGGCCATGCGCGCGAGGACGGACTCGTAGTCGCGCACGCTTTCGTCTGACGCCCCCTTCTCGTTTCGGAACCAGCGGCAGTACCTCCCAACGAGGGCGCCGAGGGAGGTCGCGCGATAGCGCTTGTCCTTCAAGGCTGCCCTGATGATGGGTGCGAGCTGCTCGTGAGTCAACTCGACAGCGGCGGCGCTCACGCCTCGCCTCCCCCAGCGCTCGGGTAGCTACACACACTTTCCACCGACGACCACGGGTATCTCACGACCACCCCTGTGCGCCTATTGCAGACCAACAGAAAGTTGTCGTTGTCACGCCACGTCCAGTCTGGCCCCTCGTATTTGTCCCTCCCGCTCGCGGTAAAGACCTCAATCCGTTCGGTGCTCACGCCGCCTCGCCTCCCCGGCCAGGAGACAGAGCAGCGCGTGAGAACCATCTGACGGCGAGATCGTGCTGACGACGAGCCTCCTGCTCGCGTCTCGCCGCCGATTCCCACGCGATGCCATCGTCCAGGAACGCCATCGTCTCGAAGTACCAGGGCGGGGACTCCACCCGTGCAGACGACTCCCGGTAGATCGTCGAGACCCATCCGCCGGGCACCGGAGTCTTCCACGGCCGTGGATGCTCGGCCGCGCTCACGCCGCCTCGCCTCCTCTTTGAGCACACAGGGCAGCGTGATCGATCCCGAGAGCGGCAAGAAGTGCGTCCCTCTCCACCATCATCGGCCCGAACGGCGCACCGTCCTCGCCGACATACCCATACGTGTGCTGCGCGTCGAGCATCACAGCCTTTACAGCGGCCAGCGCCTCCCGCAACTCGTCCCGCTCGCGCTCCGCCTCGGCGAGACGGGCCTCGATCCGTTCCAGCGCTAGATGCGCCCACTCCACTCCACGCCGACCAAGCTCATTCGCAACCGTGTCGAAATCGCTCACGCCGCCTCGCCTCCCTTGGCCTCTCGGATCAGGGCGCACCATTTAGCGGTCGTGCGTGGCGTTCTGTGCCCGGGCGATCTCGTCTCGACCATCCCGACCACGAGCACGCGAGCGTCTCCCCAGTACTGCCTTCGCAGCCGCTCCAGCTCGCACTTGGCATCGTCGTGCGTGTAGCCATAGAGCGGCACATACCGGTCGATGATCTCGATCGTCACGCCGCCTCGCCTCCCCACCGACCGCCAAGCTCCGCCTCCGACTCCTCCCGCGCGATCAGCTCGTCCCGGCGTGCCTCCAGCTCGCGCACCCGGGCGCGCCGGCGCTCCAGGCTCGCCTGCCACTCCGCCCTGTCAGTCACGCGGCCGTCCAACTCCGCCCACTCCGACCGGCGCACCCACTCGGCCTCAGCGTCCAACTCGGACTGCACGTCCGCGATCTCACGCCGCCAGCCGGTCACCTCAGGCCCCCGATGAGCTTGATCGCCGCGCCGAAGTTGTCGCTGATGTCGACGGGCTCGCCGAGCGACTCGTGGTAGTCGTCGAGGACGGACGCCCGCTCCTCCGGCGTCGCCGCCCACAGGTACGGCTGCTCGAACGCGACGGCGGCCTTGATGCCGCGCGCCATCCGGCGCGTCTCCTCGGCCACCTCGTCCTCCTCCCACACGCGGCCGCTGCGATCGGAATCTGTCCAGTCGCCGTAGTGCGAGCAGTCGAACCCGTACACCATCGAGCCGTCCGTGTCCTCCCTCGCGTACGTGATGCCGCCGTGCACGGGCACGAACGTCAGGATGCCGTCGTACCCGTCCTCTGCGACCGGCCGGCGCGGGAAGCGCGCGTAGCCGCAAAGATGTCCCATCCTGCTGTGGCGGACGACGCTCATCGTGACGCCGTCCTCCTCCCACACTCGCAGCGCAGACCCTTCCGGGTATCCGCTCATCTCGTCCTCCTCATCGCTTGTGCGACCCCGGGCGCTTCGTGCCCTTCTGCTTCTCGGCGGGCATCGCGTCCCACTGGCGGCGGCGCAACTCCAGCCTCGTGAGCGGACGCTTGCGGCCGCCCCTCGTGCGATCGGCCATCAGAACGGTGCCTCCTCTCCGACGTCGGCGTCGCCTGCCTCCTCGGCGGGCCCGACACGGAACGTCGTGTACGCGGCCCCGGGCCGCATGAACTCGGCGAGCGTCTCGACCGGAAAACCCGCCGCCTCCGCCGCCTTGAGCGAGAACGACGGCGACCGCCGCACGTCCGTGCGGCGCACAGACCACGGGCCGATCGTGTTGTCCCCCGGCTCCGTCACCTCGAGCAGCACAGCTTCGGCGTCGCGCTTCTCCTCCTCGAGCGCCTTGATCTCCTGCTCGTGCGAGCGGATCGCACCCTTGACGGCCGCCAGCCGTGCCGCAGCGCCGAGCGCGGCCGGTTCCGAGACGACGCGGGCGGCAGGCGGCTGCCAACCGGCGAAGCACACGGACGCGAACGGGCACATGCGGCCGCGCGCCTGCGACGGCTTCGTGCAAGGCCGGTACTCGTGCCCGTGAGGCTCGAGGTCGCCGCCCGCTACACCAGCGACGATCGCCTGCCGCTCCTGCTCGACCTGCTCGCGGTCGTCGTCGGCCAGCCGCACCGTGTAGATGTCGGCCGGCTTCATGCGGTTCGGGTCGAGCATGTACAGGTGCCCCTGCTCGGCCTCCGGGTGGTAGGCGCCGTAGATGCGCAGCTGGCGGCAGCCGAACGAAAACGTGTCCGAGTTCGGGTACGGCGCGGTCGTCGACTTCACCTCGATCAGCGCGCGGTCGGGGATCAGGTAGCCGTCCGCGTGCCCCTCGCCGATCCCGTCGATCGGGATCACAACCTGACGCTCGACGTTGTCGCGGCCGTGGCGCGCTACGACCTGCCGCATCACGATCTCCTCGAACACCTGGCCGCGGAAAAACCACTCGGACGTCTCGGGCGGCAGCTCCTCCTCCCGCTCGCCGCGCCCCTGCAGGATCGCGGCCGTCACGCAGCGCGCCCACAAGGACGGGCGGATGCCGGTCAGTGTCTTCATGCCGCCGGCTCCCCAAACGGGATGCCGTCGTCGTCGTCGTCGTCCATGACGTCGCCGGTCAGCACCTCTTCCGGCTCCGACGGGTCGACATGCGGCAGGCTGTCGAGCCCGGACGGCGAAAACGAAATCTCAGCGTCGGAGGCTGAGATCACACGCTCGCCGCGCTCGTCGAGGTCGTGCAACGGCAGCTGCTTGAACAACCTGCGCCCGACCGTCTTGCGCGCCATCTCCGCCCACCACTTCACCCACGGCCCGTACTCGGAGGTGGCGGCGCGCGACACCTTGCGCACCTCCTCGATCTCCTGCCGCGACATCACCTCCACGTACTTGCGGCCGAGCTTGTCCGTCGCGACCGCGTAGGCGCCGATCGGCTCGCCGCGGTCCTCGCCCAGTGCCGGCGGCACGTGCAGGACGCGCGGCTCGAAGCCGAGCTCCCACTCGAACTTGTCGCGCTCGTAGACGACGGCCGTCTCGATCTTGATGCCGTACTCGGCCGCGATCTTGCGCAGGCCGCCGATCATCGGCAGGTACTGCACGACGTCGGTGCCCTTCGCGCGGAAGACGACGAGCGCCGCCTCCCGCCCGTCCGGTAGCAATCCGTCCTGGGCGCAGCGGATGACGGCGTTGTAGAGCGACTGCCGTGTGCCCTTCACGACGTCCGGGTTCTGCTGGATCGCCGTGAGGGTCGTGCGGACGAACCGGGCGGGCGTCACCCCGTCGGGAAGCGCCTGCACGATCTTGGCCTCGAACTCCTTGGACGCGATCGTCGTACACACCTCGGCGACGGGATCGCGACGTGCCACTGCTGTGCTCATGCTCCCTCCTTCGGTAGCCGGTCGACGCGGACGGAGTGCTGCCCGCTGTCCCACGCGAACACGTAGCCGCCGCAGCAGAATCGGCCGGGCTCGTCGGTTTTCGCGCCGACCCACTCCTGCCGCTCGACCCGCTCCATTGCCGCCCGCGCCGCCGACACGATCTCGTCCAGGTCGTCGATCGTCCGCCGCACGTCGAGGCCGAGTTGCTCGAGCACCGCAAGCATGTAGCGGGCGTTACCGATCGCCTGCAGGTGCTCGCGCTCGAGCGTCACCCTCACCGGGGCGGTCACGACGACCCCCAGTCCGGCAGGTCGACCTTCCGCGACCGCAAGGATTCCGCGACCCCATCCCTCCGGTAAGGGATGTAGAGGATGCCTTCGCCGGTCAGCCTCACCCTGGCGCGGTTGTAGCCTCGCTCCCCTAGCGACCTGGCGATCGGTGCCGGAATCACCACCTGGACCGGGCCGCCCTTCTTCCTCGGCGTCATCGCAACGTCCCACTCCTGGACGCTCACAGCCGCCTCCCTCCGGTCATCCGCCACAGCGTCCTCTCGACCAGCCGCGAAGACCGGCGGCGCTCATCCCACGACCGCCACTCCGCGACCGCGAGCGTGAACGCGAGCAGCACGAGCGCGGCGACCGCGGCGAGCGCGTCCCACCCGGTCACGACTCCGCCTTCCCGGCAGCGACCAGGCGGGCGTACGTGGCCGTGATCTCGTCCCGATCGTGCGTCGAGTAGAGATTCACGCCGACCGGCCCGAACGACTTGCGGCCGTAGAGCCAGTGCTCGCCGTCGTAGTGTATGAGATGTACCTCGTCGAGGTCGACCTGCTCGAACACGCCGGGCGGCAGATGATGGACGTTGACGACCGTGTACCGCTTGCCGCCGAGACCCTCGGCGAACCGTGCCGCCGCCGCGTACCAGAGGAACGGGTCGCCGACGGTCAGCTCGGCAGCCTCCTGCCCCGTGTGTGTGTCGGCGCTCACGACTGCACCTGCCGCTCGCGCGCCAGCGAGATCTCGAGCGCCACGGCGTCACCGCTGAGCGTCCGCCGCCAGTGGTAGTGCCGGGTAGCACTCATCCGTCCGTCGTCCCGCACGACAGGTGCGAGCGACCACTCGACGAGCCCGCGGTCCACGAGTGCGCGAAACGTCGTGCTGCTGACCGCGTAAGCCACGGCCAGCCTGAACCCGTGCTCGTATCCGGGCACCCGGAGCAGCAGATCCTCCATCGCCCTCGACAGCGGCCTCACCCGCTGCTTCGTGTCAGAGCCCATTGGTAGGCTCCTTTCCGGGGGTGCTCGCGCGAACCTGGGCAGGCTTGCGAGCACCCCCTGTCGAATGCCCAGAAGCCCCGGCCCACGAGCAGCCGTGGCAGTAGTGGCCCGACGCAGGCGCGCCGCACAGACAGCAGCGGCCCGCGAACACCGGCGAGCGAGGCGCGCCCGCGAGCATGTCGCGCAGCACCTCAACCTGCTGGGCCGCGACGGCGTGCTCAACCTCGAGCGCCTTCACGACACGCCGCGGGATCAGGAGCATCGGCTCGTTCACGCCGCCGCCTCCCCCCGGTCAGGAAGCACGGGGAGCCGACCGCGGATCGAGTCGACGAGGGCGGCGAGGTCGTTCAGCTCGCGAATCAACGCGGCCTCCTCCTCGTCATCGTCCTGCTCGATAGGCCGCGTGTCGGCCCCCATCTCCCGAAGAGCCGCGACGATCTCGGCCCTCACTGTCGGCCCTGGCGTCCTCTCTCCCGTCACGTACCGCCGGAGCAGCCTGCGCATCGGCTCCGGGTTCGAGGGTCGCAGTTGGCCGGCAAGCCTGCGGCCGCTGGCCCCAGGCGTCGTGGCGATCACGGACTTCAGCCGCTCGCCGTAACTCGCGTTGCCTACCTTCATGTGGCCAGCATAGGCCACATGGGGCCACTATGTCAAGGCCACCTGTGGCCCAACTTGTCCACCTGGCACTCGCGGCCACATGGGGCCATCATCCGAGCATGAGACAGCGCACACCAGCAAGGCCACTGAATGCATTCGGCCAAGCCCTCGAAGCCGCGCTCGAGCAGAACGAGCAGGACGGGCGCGAGCCAAGCTCACTGCGGGCGCTCGCGCGGAAACTCGCGCCAGGGACCAACGGCGAGACGAAACGCCGTACGCTCCGCCGGTACATGATCGGCGAGAGAATGCCTAGCTACGCCGTAGTCACGGAGATCGAGAGGGCGGTTGGTCTGTCGGAGGGCGCTCTCGCAATCTCTGAGCAGGAGCGTCTCCGACTACGAGAGTCAAGACTGGCCGAAGAGAACCGGAGGCTGCGGGCGTTGCTGAACGGCGCGAGCGACGAGGCTCAGAATGCGTGAGAGCCCTGTCAACCTCGGCGAGGAAGACGTCGATCGCTTGCAGCACGAAATCCAGCGCCGCCCTATCGCGGGCATTCTTCACCATGATCACCTGTCCATGCCCCTTCGCGTGGTTTGACGGCGTGTGGATCTGACCATGTCATGCAGCGCGGTGTCTAGTGGCCGCGACGCCGACAGCGATCACGTAGTAAAGGAGAGATTCGGATGACCGACGGATCCTGGCCGTACGTCACGCAGCCCGACCCTGCGCAACCCCCAGTGGTCGTCACGGACACAACCGCGAGCATCGAGGACGCCGTTCGAGCAAAGCCTGCTCGTCCGTCGGGAGGCATCCCCAAGTGGGAGGCGGACGCCCGAGAGCGCGTCAGGGCAGGTGTGCGTAAGTTCTCGAAGCCGCTCGGGGACCTCGTCGCACGCGACGCGAACGAAGGCGACACCAGGCTCCTGATCACCGACTTCCTGTGCGAAGCCCTCGGCTTCGACAAATACGCTGATCTCACAACCGAGTACGCGGTGAAGGGCGAGTTCGCCGACTATGGAATCCGGATCGACAAGGATCTCGTCGCGTTCCTCGAGGTCAAGCGCGTCACGACGAAGCTGACGACGAAGCACCTTCGCCAGGTCGAGATGTACGCGGTCAACGAAGGCGTCGAATGGGTGATCCTCACGAACGGTGTCGAATGGCGCGCGTATCACCTCAGCGGCGGACTACCGGTCGAGATCGACCTGGCGCTCGAGGTGAACCTGCTCGGCCCCGAGACGCCAGCGCAGAAGGCGAACCTCCTCTTTTACCTGTCGAGAGAGTCGATGAAGCGCCGCCAGATCGACGACCTGTGGAGAGCTCGTCGTGCGACGTCGCCGAAGTCGATCGCGGCCGTGTTGCTCTCTGACCCGGTGCTGGACGCCGTCCGCAAGCAACTCAGGAAGACGACGGGGCAGAACGCGGCGGCGTCCGACCTTCGCGGGATCATCCGCGACTCGGTTATACGGACGGAATGCATGTGACTTCGGCAGCCTGTTCACTCATCGATCGGAGGGAAGCGTGAAGGTGGTCGGATCATGGGTGCACGCTGCAGTCCCTCTCGCAGCCGCGGCCGTCGCTCTCGCCGGTTGCGGCGGCAGCTCGTCGATGAGCTCGAGCGACGTCGAGCAAACGTTCCGCTCGGGCTTCAACGCGCAGGCCAAGGACGGCTACAGCGCCACCGCCGTCGACTGTGTGCGGAAGCAGGGCAACGAGTACACGTGCCTCGCGACGATCGTTGACACGAACGCCGAGCACGCTCAGGCATCGTTCTCGGTCACCTGCGAGGGAGAGCGCTGCATCTGGCAGGCGGACAAGGTGAGTCCCTGAGCGTCGGCGGGAGCGCTTCTGACGCGGTCGAGCGTGCGTTGAGGCGCGAGGCCGGCGACGCCGTGGCGGACGCGGCGAAGCTGGTTATAACGCCGTCCGGTGGCCGTCGGTGGGACGACATGGACGTGATGTGGCGCGTGGCCGCCCAAGGGTGCTGCGAGGTGTGCGACCGCCACCACGGCCTGGTGCTGACGCTCGCCGAGCTCGAGGAGCAGGTGATGCCTCTCGGCGGGCCCGTGCACGGGTGCGAGCGCGGCGGCGGCTGCGGGTGCCGAGCGATGCCGGCATCACGAGCGTGAGAGATAGCGAGGAAGCGGAGAACATCGTCGTGGACGACCTAGGCGTATTTGGTGCTGCCGGCTCTGCCGTGAGATTGGTCGGAAGAGTCGTCGCGTTCGCGCTCGTACTCTCCGTGCCCAGTCGCTGATCCGCCGCGCCGCCGCCCGCAGCTAGAGCACGATCTCGGCGATCAGCTGAGGGTCGCATCCGTTGGCATGCAGGCGGCGCAGTAGCCCGGTGTCGGCGCTCGACGAGGCGAACAGCTCGGCGTCGAACGGGTCGAGTCCAGCGTCGCGGGCTGCCCGGTAGCGGAGCCGCCACACGTCGAGTGCTTCGCCGACCAGGTGGTCGGCGGCGGCGAGCTCGGCGTGTTCGAGCTCGCGCGCCACCGGACAGTGCTACTCGACGAAGGACGCCGAGTCGGGGTTGCCGCGCAGGGAAGACAGGATGCTCGTGAGTGCTGACAGGGTGCCGGCGAACGCGCCGGCGGCGGCGGCGCCGGGAACGTCGCTCCAGGATGCTCCGTCGACGGTGAGGAGGACGAGGGCGCCGGTGATGGTGGTCTGTACGAACGTTTTCAGTGCGCGTTCGGCGAGGTCGCGGAGGAACCGTCTGGACATCATGGTTGGTCTCCTACTGGGGGATGAGCTCGAATACGGTGAAGGCGAATGCGATCGCTGAGAGGGACACGGCGAGCGCGACGGTGTAGAGGGCGCGTCGCAGTCCTTTGACGTCGAGGGCGAGGTCGTGTACGTCGCCTGAGAGGTTGGCTACGCGTTCGATGAGGACGGCGGGTTGCATGGCTTCGAGGTCGTCGACTCGTCGTTCGAGGGTGCCGACCCGGTAGAGGATGGTGCTGGCCGGCTCATCGGTCATTGACGCCGTCCGCTGACGTGGACGTGGCCTTCGTGGCCGCCCTGCGTGTAGTGGTGCTCGCCGAGCTCGCGGCTCCAGATCTTGTTGCCGACGATGACATAGTTGACCTCGAGCCGGCCGACCATCTCGCGGAAGAACCGGCGGGCGACGGGGTGCTGGTATCCGGTGGCCGGGGTGAAGCCGAGGTCGAATGCGTAGGCGGGCAGGAAGGCGTGGTCGGACTTGCCGCCGCCGGGCAGCCGCGAGTCCGGGTTGTAGGTGCCGAGGTCGGTGAGTCCCATCCTGCGGCCGATCGAGTACGCCTCCCACAGGCTTTCGTGCAGCGAGCCGAAGCCCTGGCGCGGCTCGATCAGCGGCGGCCTGGCGGGAGGCTTCGGCGTGACGGCCGCGGCGTACTCGGCGAGCAGCCGGTCGGCCTTGGCGTCGAACGCTCCGGCGGCGCGCAGTCGCGCCTCGAGCCTGGGGCCGATGACTCCCGACTGCGGTGTTCCGGCCTTCGCGTGCGCCCGGTTGACGAGGCGGCGGAACAGCGGCCCGTAGGTGCGGCGGACGACCGGTGCGGACGCGACCAGCTGCCGCCACGAGCGGCCGTCTCCCAGGTAGCGGATGACCGCGCGCTTGAGCGCCTCGACGTCCTTGCCGCGCATGCCGAGGCGGAGGGTGCGGGTCAGGGATGCCACGGCCTACTATCGGCCGCAACCCGGCAAGATCAACTCACCCTCACCGGCATCACGAACAGGTAGCCACTGTCGAACGTCGACGAGGTGGCGTCGCCGCCGCGGCCCGCGATCTTGATAGCCGACGCCGCCGCGATGCTCGCCGTCCGCGCCTCACCCGACCCGAAGCTGTCGGCGCGGTTGCCCATTGTCTGCGTCTTCACGGTCGTCCCGGCGGCGATCAAATCCAGGTACTTCGCCCCCGACCCAGTGTTCGTCGCGTTGGCGCCGAACCGGCAGTCGTACACGCCCTGCCGCGGCACGGTGATGCTGCCGCCCGTGTAGTCGGTCGCCGTCGTCGACGCAACCGTCAGCGTCGCGCCGGAGACCTTCGCAGGCACGCCGCCCAAGCACTCCCACTTGTCCGCCGCCGACGAGCCAGCGTTGTAGCGGAACCGCCACTGGTAGGTGGGTGCTGTGAGCGAATCCACGAGCACCGCGACATCGCCGTCGGCGGGAGACGCCGGCAGCGTCGTACCATAGGATTCGCGCAGCGCCAACAGCTGGTCGCGGAGATGCGTGTTCAGCAGCGCCGCCGTCAGCACCTCGCCCGCAATCCACGTCCTGGGGACGCTCCAAGCCACTAGATGACCGCCCGGACCGTCATAATGTCCCCATGTCTAAGCGACTTACATCCGGAGAGCGTCAAGCCCGGTACTACGCGCGACGGATGGCGGAGATTGAGGCGATGCCGAAGATCCCGTGCGAATGCGGCTGTGGGACGCTGATCGCGCCGGTGTCGAAGCAGCTGAAGCCAGCACGGTTCGCTCACGGCCACAACGGCGGCGGCCAAGAGACCCGTTTCAAGCCTGGACACGAAACGTGGAATCGTGGCGAACCCGGTAAGGCGCGAGAGGAACATCATCGCTGGGGAGGCGGTGAGTGGACCGTGAAAGGTGGCTACGTTCGGCGAACGATCACACCGGAACAGGCCGCGATGTGGCCGACGGCGCTCCGGCATGGCGGCACCTTCTCGATCCCCCGATCCCACGCCGTGTGGAACGAGACACATCCGAATGATGTCGTGCAGCCGGGTGAGCACGTTCATCACGAGAACGGCATCCGGGACGACGACCGGGCCGAGAACCTTCGGCGCATGGACGCGGCCGAGCACGAGGGGATGCACGGCCGCGCCGCGCGGAGATCGCGTGACGCTGCGGGAAGGTTCGCGGCGTAGTCTCATAGCTCAAACGCCGGTTCGAGCGGCACCGCACGGACGAGGTTCTCGACCTTCAAGTCGGCGACGTCTTCACCGAGGTCGGGCCGCCAGTTCGCGGCGCCGGCTGGCCTCGCGTCGAGCACCCGTTCCGCCCTCGCGATGTCCGCCGCCGGCGGGAAGACGACCGTGTACACGGCGCCACAGGCGAGGCAGCAGCCGCGCGGATTCTCAGGCCAGCACGCAACGCCCGACGCGCAGCGAACACAGTCGGCCACCCACCGCCCATCCGACACGTAGGCGGGCAGGACGACGCCCGCCTCGAACGGCTGCAGCCCCCGCTCGGCAAGGTAGGCGTCCCAGAAGACTTCGACGTCGCCGACGGTCGCGTGGACGCTCGCGCCACACATGTGTCGCTGGTCGATGATCGGCACCCTCTACTATCGGCGCCCTCCTAGTAGGCGACCACGGCGCCGCTGTCCAACGCGGAAGTGTCGACCACGAACACCGTGTTCGCCGACGCGCGCGACACGATCCACGAGCCCTCAACAAGCCGTGATCCCGCCGACACCTTCAGCCGGCGCTGCTCGACGTGGAAGCTGCCGGCCGTCCCGCCAGCCGCCTCCGTGACCGTCACCTTGTCGCCGAACTCGCGGGCGAGCAGCTGCGTGAGAAGCGCGGTCGTGCGGCCGTCGAACTCGAGCGACCGCAGCGGCGACCGCGGGCTCTTCGTCTGCGAGATCACGTAGTTCCCGAGCTCGGCCGCCTGCGCGTCCGACGCAAGGTAGGAGGAGACGATCGAGTCGCCGTCAGACGGCCCCCACAGGTTCGCAGCGGCCGCGTCCTCCACGACCTGGGGGACGCCTCCGGTGCGGGTGACCGTCACCTTCGTCCGCACTCGGTCGGCGTCGACGCCCGGGCCGACCGCCTGCATTTCGTTCGCGATCGTGCCGGCCGTCAGCTTCAACGCGCGCGCATGGCGCGTCTCGTAGGTCGCGACGCCGCTGCCGGAAACCCAGAAGACGCCGCGTTCGAAGTCGAGGAGCTCCTGGATCAGCGTCAGAGCGGTCTTCGACCCGTCCGCTGAGAAGTTCGCGATCGGGTCGCCGGTCGCGATCGACCGCATCGCCGGGTCGATCCAGCCGACCGCATCGAGGATCAATCCTATCGCCGCGCCGACCGTGGTCGGTCCGGTCGCCGCGATCGTCGGGCTCGTGCGGCGAAGCCAGTACAGCAGGTCGACGCACTCGATCGTGGTGTAGCCTGACCGCCGCCGGGGCTGCCAGCGAATGCGGCGCGCCCAGCCGTAGAACTGCCGGTAGGTCGTGCCGGCGACTGTCATGCTCACGCGCACCGGGTGGAGACGCGCGGCGATGTCCGAGTACAGTGGTGAGGCAGGGTTCTCGGCCGAGAACAGGCCTGTGCGGTCGCGGAGCACGAGCGTGCAGCTGCTCTCGTTGAGGAGGGCGATGTCGTCGGAGCGGCCGCTCTCGATGGTGATTTCGTCGAGGTAGGGTGTGATGTCGTCGTAGGGGCCGCCGAAGGCGTCGTCGAACGCGCTGATGCCGAGCGTGGCAGTGCTGTCCAACGCGGAGGTGTTGAGGACGAACGATCCGCGTGGGGCGGCCGACCAGGAGATCTCGGCCTTCGCGGTCGCAAGCGCGATCCCCACGGACGCTGCTGCAGTCTGCCGGAGCAGCAGGAGTAGGCTCATCCGCCGCCGCCTCCCTGTCCTGCGGTGCGGCCGGGTCCGACGGTGCGAGGCGCGGACGTGCGGCCGGACGTGGCGAGGCCGATGATCCGAGCGTAGGCCGCGATGACCGCGGCCGTGTCGGCCGTGTCGGCGGACGCGGAGCCGGTCGCATTGGCGGCGGTGACGGTGCAGCGGATCGTGCTGCCGATATCGGCGGTCGAGCACACGTAGGTGGACGTTGTCGCGCCCGAGATCGCCACGCCGTTGCGCCGCCACTGGTAGGCGAACGTCGACGGCGAGCCCGTCCAAGTGCCGATGCTCGCCACTGTGAGCGACTGTCCCACCTGGGCCGCGCCGCCCACCGTCGGTGGCACCGTGTTCGCCGGGGCGGTGCCTGCGCCGGCGGTGCCGATCAGGTTGATCAACTGGTCGAGGTCGAACACCTGGTCGGCGGCGGTATCCCAGGCGATCGGCCCGTTCGCGTACGGTGCCGCCATCAGCCGGAACGCGCCTGCGGAGACGGCGTACCGCTCGAACGCGATGTTCGCCGCGCCGCCGTTGATCATGCCCGCCCACACGGTCTCGCCCGCGGTGACCGCGAACGGCGTCAGCACATCCGCGACATACCATCCGGCCGGCGAGGATGACGTGAACGCAAGCTCGGCAGTCGTGCCGACCGGCGCGCCCGACGGGTCTGCGCTCGTGCCGCGCCACACCGCCAGCTTGACCAGCTCCGTCCCGACGACAGCCTGCGGCTCGATGTAGACGCGCAGCTGGTTGACGGTGCCGGTCGTCGGCACGAGGATCTTAGAGCACCGCTGCTTGTCCGCCTGCGACCCGTTCAGCGATGAGCCCGTGACGGTGTAGTTGCCGCCCAGGTAGCCGGCAGGCTGCGCGTCGTTCGGGTTCGCGGGGCTCGACCCGCCGCCGGTCAGCTTCGCGACCGCGTCCGCTCGGGTGCGCCGCCGCCACACCCCGTCCACGTAGATGATCGACTGCTTGTCCGTCGTCGAGCCGCCCGTGTACAGGCCGACCTCCGTGTAGAGGGAGACGTTGTGGACGTTCGCCGAGTTGCAGTACGGCATCGTCTGCGCCGAATACTGCGAGTAGGCGGGCGCCCCGGTCCCGAACGTCGAGTCGACGGTGCCGGTCGTGTCAATCCAGTATTCGATCGTGCCGGTCGACGTCTCCGTGAACACGATGTGGACGAGCACGGAGATCCACACGTCGTAGACGAGCGTGGCGAGCACGTTGTTCGGCGCCCAGTTCGCGTAGCCGACACCGACGGTGCCGTTGCCGGCCGCCACCCTGCACTCGACCTTCATCGTGCCTGCCTCGTTGCGCAGGTGGATGGCGTGCGGGGCGACGCCGAGCGCCGCGAGATTGTAGAGGGACGCGGGATGGTGCAGCTCCCACACGAGGTTGTCGCGGATCGGGTTCACCGTCGACGGCACCCGGAACGAGACGGCCCACCAGTACTCCTGCCCGGTCGTCTCGCCTGTGTCAGACCTATTGGCGAGCGCGCGCACCGTGTTGTTGCCCGCCCACACGTCGCCCGGATGCACCTCGAAGTAGCCGGCGTGCAGGCGCGGCGACCGCACCGGCGATGACACGACCGCGTTCTGGTGCGCGGAGTTGCGCTCCAGCCCGGAGAACTTGCTGAAGCTGGACACGTTCGACGCGACGGCGTCCGCCTCGAAGTCGAGGTCGAGGTCTGTCTCGCCCGCCATCAGCCCGCCCCAAGCAGCAGCAGGTCCCGCGGGCCGGCGGCAGGCGCTGCCGCGGCGATCGACACGGAGTCCGACCGCAGTGTGTACGGCGACGCCGTGCTGCCCCGATACAAGCACGCCAGCAGACTCGACCCGAGACTGATCGCGACAGACACCGGGTTGCCCGCCGTGTCGGAAAAAGCTGATGCTGCGCCAAGCGTCGTGTACGGCGACGCGATCTTGCGGCTGCTCAACGTCTGCGCCGTCGTGCCGATCGCACCGTAGGTATCCGTGTGTACCGCGTACACATCTCCTGCCGCGGACACCCCGAGCGAGCAACGTCCGCCTGTTACCGACCCAGACGTGAGCGCCGTCCACGTTGTGCCGTCAGAAGTCGAGTAGAAGGCGACCGTGCCGCTGCCCGACGTGTCCGTGTAGCACATGACGCACGCATCAGTGACGCCTGCGGCCGCGATCATCGGGCCGTTCGCGAAAATGTCAACTGACGTTGGTGCTGTGCCGAACGTTGTGATCGTCCCCGGAGTCGGCGTGGCAGCGGACGGGTCGAACGTCACCGACTTCATCTGGACCCCCGACGTGCCGAACGAGACGATCGTCAACTTCGGCGATCCGGATGCCGTCCAGAATGCGGCAGCAGCGCCACGCTGCGTGTTGCTGCTCGAATTAGCGAACACGTTCGTGAAGTTCGTCGTGCTCCAGTTCGCCGCCGTGTCAGCAGCGCTGCCCGCGGCAACGAACCATGCGCGCGTCTCATACGTAGACGCCGCCGTCACCTTGAACGCCACAATCCAGTAGCGCGGATTCGTGGCCGTGTCCGAATGCACGATGTACGGGTAGATGACGCCGAGATTGGTGCCGCCAGCGTCAATCGTCTGCTCCGTTGTCAACGCCCCCGGAACACCGGACGCGACATTCGTCGTGATCGCACGGAAACGCAGCGACGTAGACGTCGAGTTTCCGCCCGCGTAGCAGATGTTCAGACGCCCGTTAGTCGCGTCGTACACCGCCGCGGGCTTGTTGTTGGCCGACCCAGTGGCGATAGTCACAGACGACGACCATGTCGCCATGTTGTCGTCGCTGTATTTGTAGACGAGGTTCGTGCCGTCGGCGTAGATCGCGTAGTAGCGCGACCCGGCCCTCACAAGGCCTGGTGCGTGGACGAACGGGGTCGAAGACGTGACGGTCTGAAGTTCGACCGAAGCCACCCGCTACACCTCCACGTACGAGACGCCGACGCCGACCGTGGAGCCCGCCCCCGTCGTCACAGACAACTCTTCGCCCACCGCCGTCTCGAACTCGAAATCTCCCTGCGGGGACGAGTCCGACCGGCCGCCGTTCGCGCCGCAAGCGTACGTCGGCGAAATCGCAACACCAGCACCAGCAGGCTTGCTGTTGAACGTCACGTTGGTGGCCGTGCCGCCCGCGTGCAAGCGCACGCTGATGACACGGATCTTCTTGCCCGCCACGGCCGCGACAAGCACGCTGTCAGTCGTCGACGCAGCAACGTTCGCCTTCGCCTTCTTCACGGTGACCGACGCGAGCCCAGACTTCAGCACGCCCGTCTGCGCGGCCGCCGAAATCGAGTCCGTCGTGTCCGCCGCCGCAGGCATCGTCGCCACCTGCACCTTCAGCCCGTTCGTCGCGTCGCCCGGGGCGAGCTGCCCGCCCCCCGCGGCAGCCAACACCAGCCCCACCACAGCACGAGTGTCCGTGCCCGCGCCCGTGTCAACGTCCGCGGTCGTCAGCTCCGTGTTCACGAGCAGGCCGTTCGCGTCCGCCGGCACCAGCGTCGGCGACCCGTCCGCCGAGTACGCCAGCTTGAACAGCTGCACGTGCCCGGTCGCGCCCGTGTCGTCTGTCGCGACCGTCGTGCCAGCACCGGCAGTGATTGGTATGCCGTCAGCCATCAGCTATCACCCTCCCTGTGTCTCAGTTCGTCAGCGCTCCGCCCGGTAGCTGATCAGCCGCCGCAGCTCAGGCTCGACGCGGCGGGCGAGCTCCCGCGCGATCGACATGTCGTCGCCGAGCAGCGTGTTACCCGACACGACGATGCTGACGCCGCCCCAGCCGACCGACGACACCATCTGCTCAAGCGCCCGCGTGAGAGACCGGTCGATCACCGTCTCCCCGGGGGAAAGCAGTGCGGGCACCGAGTCGCGACCCACGTACACGCCCGGCACCCTGCCGCCCTGCGCGAAGCCGTAGCCGCGTGATCCCGTGCGGATCGCGGTCGCGATCGCCGGATCCAAGGTGCCGAACAGGTTCCCCGACGTTGGCAGCCCGGCGCGCGCCCCACGCAGATTGTTGGCGGCCGACGCGACATCAGCCGCCGCGATCCCAGCTTCTCCGAGCGACTGCCGGAACCCGTCCGCGAACGCTGCTCCGACGAGCGCGCCCGCGGCCGCGAAGTCGACGTCATAGGAGCGGAGCAGCTCGAGCATCTGCTCCTGCGCCTCCGCGGCCGTCAGTGTCTCGTCAGCAAAGCCGCGCTTGATCTCGTCCAGGCGCGCCACGAACCGGTCGCGCAGAGCGTCCCGCTCGTCCTGGATGCGGGCGCGCTCGCCGTCCAACGCGTCGTCAGCGGCCTGCCGCTGCGCGGCCGCCTCCTTCTCGAGCGCCTTCTCCTTCTCGTCGAGGGCGAGCTGGGCGAGCTCGGCGACCGCGTCAGGGTCACCGGCCGCCGCCCTCGTCTCGAGATCGGCCCGTTTCGCCGCGGCGGCGGCGGCGTCGCGCTGCTCGCGGAACTCCCGCAAAGCCCGTTCCGCCGGTGTCTCGTCGCCCGACCCGAACTGCACACCGAACAGCGACACGCGGGCTCCGGCGAGCATCTGCTTCGTCTTCGCGTCGAACACCGCTGCCGCCTTCGCCGCGACCGTCTCGAACGCGCGCGCGAACACGTCGCGGCGGCGGCGCACCTCCTCCGCAGCAGCCTCCACCGCTCGCCTGGCCGCCTCCCGCATCCGATCTCGCAGTTTCTCGGCGGCCTTCTTCTGCCGGTCGGACTGGGAGCCGAGGACGTCGGCGAGGCGATCCTTCAGCTTCTGCACGCGGCTCGTGATCGCACTCATCTCCTGATCAGTGTCCGCCGACACGAGGTCGCCGGTGATCAGCCGGACGCGCTTCGCGAGCTGCGCCCGCGTCTTCTGGTCTGCGACCTGGCCGAGCGCTTTCGAGATCGCGCCGAGACCGAACCTCGCGCGCGCCCGCTCGGCAGGATCAGCGGGCGTCTTCTTCGGGCCCGCGCTCGCGCCGTCGCCGACGAGGCCCTTGGCGTCGCCGAAGTCGTAGGGCGTGTCGGTGCTGCGTGTGACCCTGGAAGCTGCGTCGCCGAGGAAGACGCTCGGGTCGCCCTGGTCGATCGCGAAGTGGAGGTGCGAGCCGGCGCCGGCGTCGTAGATGCGTGCGATCATCTGGCCCTTCTTCACGACCTGGCCGGGCCGGACGCGCACCTCCTTCACGTGAGTGATGAACACCTTTACGCCGGGGCCCTGGATCGTGATCTGGAATCCGAAGATGATTCTGTTGCCCGAGCGGCGGATCCCGTCTGTGCCATGCACATTGAGGACGAGCCCGTCGACGGGGCTGAACACAGGTGTGTTCGCGGCGGCGGCGATGTCGGTCGCGTTGCGCGACTGCCAGTCCGGTGCGTTGTGGGTGCCCACGCCGGGCCGGCCGATGATGCTTGAGCCTGCGAGACTCCCCGGAAGCGGGAACGCGGGAGCGCCCTGCTTCCCGACCGGAAGGCCCGCGATCGGGTTCAGACCGACGGCGCCTCCGGCGGCTCCGCCCGGGGAGGTGGACTGCTCCTGCGTGCGGCCGCCGAAGAGATTGCCGGCACCGAAGTCTGTGCCGAAGAGCGTCTCCAGCAGCGCGGACCCGAGCAGTCCCTGCTTGGCGTCGCTGACGATACGCGACCGCTTCCCCTTGTCAGACAGGTTGAAGATCGACAGGCCGATCGGGATCGTCCAGGGCGTGCGAGTCAGCATGGCGAGTGTTCCGAGGAGCCCGCCCGGGCCTCCGCCGAGGGCGACGCGCAGCTTCGCCACCTTGCCGAGCATGATGGCGCCGAACGCGAGCTCGGCCGTGTTCTGCCAGCCGCCGAGCGCCCCCGACAGCTTCGACAGCCCCGACACGATGTCGCCGACCGCCTTGCCCAGCTCGAACGCGAAGCGGGCCGCGTCACGGAAGAACCCGACGATCCGGTCACGGTTGCCGACCACCCACGAGACCATGTTCTTCAGGGCGGGCACGACGTGCTCCTCGAGCCATTTCGCGAGCCGCTGCACTCCCGCCGTGAACTCCGGCGTCCCTGTGATCGCGACGAGCCGTTCCATGCCGCGCACCGCCAAGTCGAAGAACGGCTGCATCACCGTGCCCGACGTCTGCGAGAACTTGTCCTTCAGCGTGGAGAGCAGGCCGCTGAACGTGCGCGACTGCTTATCCATCATCCCGGCGAACCGTTTGTTCGAGTTCTCCGCGAACGCGGCCAGGAACGCGTCCGAGCCGACGGCGCCCTTCTGCACCAACGCCATCGCCTTCGGCACCGACGTGCCGATCGCCTCCGCCAACGCCCGCCACGAGAACGTGCCGGCCTCGTTCAGCTGCATCATCTCTTCGGCCATCAGCCTGCCCTTCGCCTGGATCTGGCCGATAGCGCGGATCGTCTGGTCCATCGCCTGCGGGTCGCCGCCCATGCCCGCGACCGCGTTCCCGACGGCTGTCAACGTCGGGACCACCTGCTTGGCCTGGAAGCCGAACGCGAGCAGCTGCTGCGAGCTCTTGATCAGCCCGGGCAGCTCGAACGGCGTCTGGTTCGCGAACCCCGTCAGCTGGGCGAGGAACGACTTCGCCTTCGCCGCGCTGCCGAGCATCGTCGTGAACGCGATCGTCGACTTCTGCTTCAGGTCGTCGAACTTGAAGCCCGCCCACACGATCGAGCCGATGAGGCCTCCCGCCGCGACACCGCCGCCCACGACGCCGGCCCTCCCGATCGCGGCCGCCGCCCCCAGCATCGACCGGCGCACACCAGCACCGAACGCCGCGACCTTCCCTTCGTTGCGGCGGGCGGCGTTCCCGACGTGGTCGATGCCGGCCGAGGTCTCTCGGGCGGCGCGCACCGCGCCACGCGACACCCCGTCGAACGTGATCCCGACTCTAGCCACAGGACTTCGCCCGTGCGGCGTTATAACCGCCCTCTTCGCTGCGGCGGCCGGCCGATGCTACACCGATGCCATCAGGCCGCTCAGGACGCACGGAAGAGCTCCTCAAGCGGGTCGGGGCCGTCGCCCAGCCACGGGATCTGCTGGAGCTCCTGCATGGTGGGCGGCCCGTAGGTCGGCCCGCTCGATCTGCGGTCGCCGGACGGATCGCCACTGGGAAACTCGGACTCGGCTAGACGGGCGTAAGCGTCTCGAAGGTGAAGTCGGAAGGCACCCCAGGAGACGTCCCGCCACCACTCGGGCCCCCACCGGTTGACGCGTCCGAGCCAGACGAGGGTGTGGGCGAGACCGTCCTCGACGCGAAAGGGGTCGCCCCGTCGGCTGCCACCTCCCCCGCGTCACGCGCGACCCGTTCGCCCGCGGGAAGATCGGGGGCGGCGATCGCGTCCGTGACGGCCTGCGCGACCGTGTCGTCGCCGGCGACGAACGCGAGGATCGCGAGCGCCTGCTGCTCGTCGATCTCGAGGTCGGGGCAGTCCGGGGTGCGCTCGCGCACGACGCTCATGATCTCGTCGTAGACGTGCTGGAACACGTCGGCGAGAGCCTCGTCGCTGTCGCCGGCGAAAGCCAAGTTGAGGCGCGTCTCGAGGCGCAGCAGCCGGATCATCTGTGGGATCGGCATCGACCCGCGAATCGGCAGCTCGAACCGCCGGCCGGCGTGCGTGATCATGAGCTTGCGGTCGTCGGGGGCGATCGTGTCGAGGTCGAGCTCACTCATACGAGCGTCTCCCACTGCGCGGAGGTGAGCCCGTTGACGAGCGTGATCCGGAAGTCGTAGCCGGCCGCCTCGTCCCACGCCGCCCAGTAGTTCAGCGTCTGGCCGAACCGCCGCTTGTTCGCGAGGTCGTCGGGCTCGCCGTCCGTGTACTGGCAGGCGGGCATCTCGATCCACATCGTGTACGGGTAGGAGGTGGCGCCGATCATCTTCGGCGACTGCCAGCGCGCCCGCGCCGACCAGGTTGACGCGGCGACGAGGGCGTCGTAGTCGTCGGGGTCGAGGACCGTCTTCGGGATCGCGCCTGTCAGCTTGACCTTGTCGTCGCCGTGCTCCATCACGTCAGGGAAGTAGGAGGGCGTCGCGAGCGACAGCGTGCGCCTCGGTGTGAGCTGGTTCGCGATCAGGAAGGAGAAGTTCTCGGTCGTGCCGGACCCGGTCAGCCAGGAGAGCGACAGGTCGCCGCGGCGGAAGTGCGGCACCGCCTGCGTCGTGAACGCCGGCGCCAGGTTCGGGTCAGCGACGCGGGCGGCGACAAGCGCCTGGCCGGAGGCGTCGATGTTCCCTTCTGCGTCCATGCCGAGCTGGGTGAGGCCGCAGCCTTGCCCCTTCAGGAACACGCCCTCGTCGACGAAGGCGAGCAGCGCCTGGAAGGTCTTCGCGGTGATGCCGCCGCGCTTGCCGAACACCCACTTGTTCGTGCCGGTGGGCGCGTTGCCGTTGATGGCCTCGCCGCCGACGGTCGCGGCGTGGGCGCCGCAGCCCGTGAACGACGTCGCCGTCTTCCCCGTGTACGCGGTGGCGACGCCGCCCATGATGAACGTGCCCGAGGCGGGGAAGTCAGCGGTCGACGCGACGTTCACGACGGCGGAGTTGAGGGCGTTGACGCCGGTCGCGGTCGTCTTGTTCGCGTCGGTTGTGGTGGCGCCGCCGGCGGTGTAGGTGCCGGTCAGGCCGACCACCTGGAGGAGCCACACGAGGAGGTCGGGGTAGGCGCGCACCTTCAGCGTCAGGTCGGGCTCGTAGTGGTCGAGAAGCTGTGGGACAGCGCCTTCGATGCCGCGCAGCTCGTCGTCGCGCGACAGGAACTGCGGGTTCGGCCGCAGCTTCACGGTCTGGCCCGGCAGCCACAGCACGTTGCCGGACGACAGCCGGTATGGCGCCGTCGTGGCCGCGCCCTCAGGACGAGGGGTCTCCTCCGACACAATCTGGACGCAGTCGACGGTCGTTGGCACTAGGAGCCTGCGCCTTCCTCAGCCACTGCGGCCTCGTCGTCGGCAGGCGCGTCGCCTTCCTCAGCCGGCGGCAGCTCGAACGTCTCGCCGCCACCCATGTGGTTGTCCGCGACAGGGAGCGGCCCCGACCCAGCCTTCACCTGCACGACGTCGACCGGAAGCTCGAGCTCCTCGATCAACGCCAGGAGAGCCTCCGCGTCGACGCCGGCAGCAGCGGCGAGGCGCTTCACCTCGACCGGTTCGCCGGGAACGAACCTGCCCGGGAACCCAGCGAACGTCACGGCCTCGACGCCCGCGGCAACGGACGCGTCGAGCAGAAGAGCAGACACCTTGCTGGCCACGGCCTACTATCGGCCTCGGCCGCTCACAGCACCTGCCCCTTCGCGAACACCGGCGCCAGGTCGGCCGTCAGTCTCTCCGCCTCCGCCCGGATCTGGGCGTCTGACCCGTAGTCGGGCTCGTCATCCTGGAAGATGCCGGCGGTCGTGCCGCCACCCTGCACGCCCGCCTCGAGCGCGGCGATCGCCGGGAGCGAGCCGGTGCCGATCGACCCTCGGACGCCGGCGTCGGTCTTCGCGGTCGCGTCTCCCATCGCGCCGGCCCACACGGCCTGCGCGTACGCCTGCAGCGTGGCGAGCTCCTTCGGCGAGTCCGGCACCGACGCGAGCGCCCGCGCGAGCGCCCCGTAGGCGACGACGTCCTTCAGCGCGGCCTTGACGCCCGCGTCGAGGACAGCGGGGTTGTAGCCGCGCGCGCGGATCGCGACGTCCACCTCGGAGGAGCAGTCGACGAGGATTGCTTCGACGTCTGCCTGGTCCGGGTGAGCTCCTACGACGGTGAGGACTGCTTGCCAGCGGCCGGCCCGTGCTTTCACGTCCGCGAAGCTGGCGTAGGCGGTAGCCACGCTAGCCCCCGGGGGTTACTCGGCTGCGGGCGGAGTGTGGCCGGCTGCTTCGAGCGCCGCGATCTTGGCCGCGACGGTCATCTTCGTCTCGGGCCACTCGAACGAGAGGCTGTCGGCGAGCGCTTGCAGATCGTTGTGCGTGCTCGGCCAGCCGGGCGGCTGCTTGGCGCCGTCTGGCTCCTGCGCGTCGCGGCTGCCGGGCTTGGAGAGCGCACCCTCGACACGGTCGAACTCGTCGGCCGACACGTCGATCTCGTCGCCGCGGTCGGCGGAGCGGATCTCGCCGTCCGCGACCCAGCGGTAGGTGTCGACGCCGCTGACGACGGCGCGCATCAGGCGACGCCGGTGATCTTGACGATTGCGGGCGGCTCCACGACCGCGATCGCGGGCCAGCGGCCGGCGGAGACACGCTTGTGCACCGCGGGCTTGCCGTCCGGCTCGACCTTGACGTAGACGGGCGCGAACCCGGGGCCCGGGTCGTAGGCGACCCACCCTTCGGCCGGGTCGGCTGCCTCGTCAGCGATCGTGCCAGCGATCGACGTGTCGAGCAGCAGCGCGACGGTCGACGTGATCTGCGGCGTGAAGATGATCTCCTTGAGGCCCGCGAACGGGAACGGCTTGCCGTCGAGCACCTGGTTGACGCTGCCCTCGCGCGGCAGCACATTCTTGAGCTCGGTGTTGAGGAGGAGACTGTCGCGCAGGTTGGTGTGCAGCACGAGCGTCGCGCCGGTGAAGCCGGCGTAGCCGTTGTCCTTCGTCTCGAGCTTCTCCTGGGCGGCGGCGACGTCGCCGAGCACGCTCGTGCCGACCGTCGTCCAGAGCGCGGACGCGGCGAGCGTCTGGATGCCGGCCGCGCCCTCGAGCTTCGCCATCGCCTTCGAGTCGATGAAGCGGACGAGGCGGTTCGCGAGCTTCGTCATGCCGCGGTTGATGACGTCGCGCTGGTTGCGGCGGATCGCGAGGTTCGTGGCGCGGAAGGCGTAGCCGTACTGGCGCACCGGCTCGGTCTTCACGGTCTCCGACCAGTCGGTGAGCGGGAAGTCGGCGCCCTCGGCGACCTCGACGGGGTCGTCGTCGACGAAGATCGACTCGAACTCCTGGTAGCGCATCGAGCCGCCGGCGACCTGGTCGGACGTGCCGCGCTGGAAGAGGCGGTCGGCGACGAGCCGCTTGTAGATCAGATTGACCAGCTCGCGTGACAGGAGTGCCGGCTGCTGCAGCAGCGCCTGGACGGTCAGCGTGGGCGAGGCACCTGCGTACGGCATCGGTTACGCCCTCCCCACGAGGATCGGTCCTGTGACGGTGTCTGCGATGTTCTCGAGCGCGACCCCGATGACGGAGCGAGCATTGTTGATGTCGGCGGCGGTGGCGCCTGCTGCTGCGGCCTGCGTCGCGACCGTGCCTGCGGCGCCGGCGGACACCTCGTCACCGGCGGTGATCGCCCCGGCGGCCTTGAGCTTGAAGATGTAGCCGAGCAGCTGCACGGCGATCAGGTCGTTGGCGGCCGATCCGGTCTGGAGCGCGACCCCGACGACCTTCCGCGAGTTGGCGGCGGCCGGGCCGATCGTGCCGGAGCCGGACACCTCGACGAGCTGGCCTGCCGTGACGGCGGCCGACACCTTCATGGTGACCTTCGCGCCGGGCGTGTAGAGCGGGTTGACGCCATCGGAAACGGCCATCAGATCAGCTCCTCGGGCTTGACGCCGTGGCGGGCGGCCATGTCGGCCTCGTATGCCTTCGAGATCTCGTCCTGCTCGTCGTCGCCGTCGCCCTGGCCGTCTGCGCCGTACTCGCGGGCGAGGTCCTCGTTGGCGTCGAGCTCGGCTACGAACTCGCGGGCCGCGTCGGCGTCGCGGTCGTAGAGCTTCTCGAGCTTCTCGCGGGCGCCAGGCTTCACCTTGCCGGCGCGAATCGCGTCCTCGACGAACGCGTTGCGGCGCTCCTCGTGCAGCTCGCGCTTGGTGTCGTCCACCTCTGAGCGGAGCTCGGCGAGCTCGCGGCGCATGTCCGCGTCCTGGTTCTCGCGGGCGGGATCCGGCTTGGGCTCCCCAGCCTCGGCGGGAACACCGGCCTTCTCGAGCATCTCGTCGTTCACCTTGTCGGCCTCGAGGCCGGTCGCCTCGGCGAAGGTGCGGCGCTGCTCGTCGCTGAACTTGGCTGGCACGGGCCTACTATCGGGATCAGGGTCGGGAACTCCGGTCGACCGCAGCGCGACCGCCCGCTCGTAGGCGCGCGGCGCCTCGAGCCACGCCGCGGCCGCAGGGATCCAGGCGCCGCGCTCGGCGACGGTGACGCCGTCGGAGGCGCTGCCCGTGAACGGCACGACCCAGGCGTGGTCGGACTGCCAGTCCTCGACGAGCGCCTTGCCGTCGGTGACGTCGCACACCCAGAAGCGGGGGTCCATCACGTCGGAGGGGCCGTTGAGGGCGTCGGAGACGGCGCCGCGGAGAGCCTGGTAGCCGTCGGTGGGCGACCAGATGACGTCGCCGACGGCGTACAGCAGCACCGCGGAGGCTTGCGGGTCGTCGAGGCCCTCCTGCGCGTACAGCTTGACGACGTCGTCGAGGGTGCGGACGGCCGGCATCTTGCCGCCCAGCCACGCGAGCCCGGTAACGACCCAGTCATACACCTTGCCGGTCGCCTGCGAGGTGACGCGGGACAGCTCGACCGACCGGGTGCGCCAGGCGCCCGCCTCGATCAGGTCGGCGACCGTGGCGGGCACCGCCATGATGTCTGCGAGCAGCTTCGAGCCGTCATCGTTGACGCGCACGTTCTCGACCCAGCCGGCGGCCGGCATCTCGCCGTCGGTGGGGGCCGGCAGGCTGTTCTCGAGGAGCGTCTGGGAGGGAGAGTGGCCGAGCTTGTTGGGCGGCTTGAGCTCGTCGCCGAGTTCGCTGTCGGCCTGCGCCATCGCGCGCAGGTCGGCTTCTGTCCAGTAGTCGCCCTCGGGCGCAGAGCCCTTGCCGTGCACGGGCCCGCCGACGGCGAGGATCTCGACGCCGATCAGGTCGCGGGTTTCGAGGCTCACGGCCTACTATCGGCGGTCAGACCTGGCGCCACACGCCGCGCTCGAGGAACCCGTGCCAGCCGTCCGAGCCCTCGCTGCCGTCGCCCCTCGTGTCGCCGATCGACGGGAAGATCGAGAGGGAGCCATCGCTCTCCTCGACGTATGTATGGGGAGGGCAGGCGACGTGCTGGACGCCGCGGCCGTGTGGGGGCGTACCTGGGTCGCGGGCGTGCGGCTTCAGGAAGAAGATCGACTGCTTGTCCCCGGTGTAGCCGCGAACCGGGCCGCAGTAGTCGCCCGGCTCCGTCGGCCAGGTCGTCTGGCCGTCGACGACAGGCAGACGACAACCGATCACGAGCCGAACTTCTCGACCGTCTCGAGGCGGAACGTGATGAGCGCCGGCACACGCCACTTTCTGAACTCGCGTCCGTCGGATGTCATGTCGTCGGGCAGCACGTCGATGCGCCAGAACACCCCGTTGTCCTGGGCGATCTCGACCTGGCCGCCGAACGCACCCGGGCTTCGCAGCGCTTCGATCACACAGCGGACGTAGCCGAGCGCCGCCTCGTAAGCGGGCGGGATCTGCCCGTGGAGCGCCTCCTGCCACACGACGACGTTCACGACTGGGTCGTGATCGACCTCTGTGCGGCCGATCGTCCAGGCGCCGAACGATCCCTGGGGGGCGGCCACCTCGATCTGCGGGAAGCCGGCGGCGGAGAGGACGTCGTTGCCGCCGAAGTGGTAGGCGCTGACGTCTGGGGCGGCGAGCGCGACGGTGTTCTCGGTCTGTGCGTTGAACGCCGCGATCCTGGCTGGCAGCCCGGCTTTCAACGTCGCGATGGCGGCGCGCAGCAGTGGGGCGACGAAGGCGATCTCACCGGCCATCAGGAATGGCGCCGGCAGGATTCGAACCTGCGTCCTCCGGGTTATGGGCCCGGCGAGCTACCAGCTGCTCTACGGCGCACCTCTACTATCGGGCCGGCCGCGACCGGCGGAAGAGCTCGGCGACGTAGTCGGCGGCGGCCTGTTCGAGTTCGATCGCCGCGAGCGGCGGCAGAGGGTCGCCGAACACGAGCGGCCGTCTCGGCACACCGTCGCCGGCCTGGTGGTATTGGAGCACCGGCCCGTGCTCCTTGCCGGCGTCGTCGATGGTGAGCGTGAGCGCGTGCGGCGACACGGTGCGTAGTGGCGCGTCGGCGGCGCGGCGCAGCTGGCCGGATGCGTGCAGGATGCCGCGTCCGGGGTAGCGGCGTGCCTTCTGGAGCGCGTACACGGGGGAGAGCGGCTGCCAGCGCTGGCCGGCGAACTCGCCTTCGGTGTTGAACTGGCGGCGCATCCAACCGCGGAACAGGCGGGTGACGGCGGGCCAGAACGGCCGCAGGTCGGAGAGCGCGACCTCGATCAGCCGCAGTTGGCGGCGGGCGTCGGCGTCGTCGACCCGGATCGACCAGTCGTCAGGCACCGGCTACTATCGCGCGGACGTCAGGCGGCCGGCTTCGGCAGCCAGTCCTCCGGGTCGACGTGCGGCCGGGCGCCGTGCAGGTCGTTCGCCCACTTGCCCTCGACGAGGCGGGCCTGCCGCTCGGCCTGCTCGCGCGTGAGCCCGTAGGAGGCCTGCAGCACGTCGACGAGCTCCTCACCCGAGGAGACCGTGCGTGGCGTGCCTGTCAGATCGTCCATCCGAGCTGCTCCATGATCCTGTCGATCGCGCGGGCGACCGGCTCGAAGTCGTCGTCTTCCCACTGCATAGGGTAGAGGCCGCGGCGGTCAAGGTGAAGCTGGCGCAGCAGCGTCTGGTTGCCGCTGCGGGTCGCGACCCACTGGGCGTAGGAGCGCGCCCACACCTCCTCGGGGTGGAGGAGGTAGAGCAGGAAGTCGTGGTCGACCGGCACCCTCACACGCTCGCCCGACCCGGTGACCGCCGGGATCTCGTCGAGGTCGAGGAGAGCCAGCAGCAGCCGGATCGATTCGGTCTCGCCGACCGCCTGCCGCCACGGCTCGAGCTCCTCAGTGAGCGCGCTCAGCTCGCCCGGCTGGCCGAGCGCCTGGTGGCTGATGTAGTGGCCCGCCTCGTGCAGGAACGTCATGGCGGGCGTGTCGGCGGCCGCGGCGATGTGGATCTCCAGTGTCTGGGCGTCGTAGAAGCCGGGGTTGTCGGCCGGCAGTGCGTGGTCGACGATCACCTTCGCGGCGGCGGCGCCGGTGGGCAGATCGTGGAGGCTGCCGGCGGCCGCGATCGCGTCCTGCACCTCGCCTCGCGTGTACGAGTAGTCGGCCGGCAGCTCGAACTGGGCGGAGTAGGGGCGCCGCTGGTCCTGCGCGTGGCCGGCTGGCAGCGGGACGGCGCGGCAGCGGCAGCGGCCGCCGCCGTAGCAGCGCGGGTTGGGCCCGAAGTTCGGCAGCACCCGGAACAGCTCGTCGAGGGTGTCGTAGACGGTGCCGTCGAGCGGCCGGCACACCTCGCAGGTGCCAGCGTCGAGTACCGCCGTGTACGCCCATCCGGACACGAGGTCGGCGTTCTGCTCGAACGTCTGCGCGAACCCGTTGATCAGGGCCGTCGAGATAGCCCTGGAGGCGATGTCGCGGGCGCCGGGGATCTCCATCACCGCGCGGGCGACGGCCTGCTGTGAAGCGCCGGCGAGGTCGGCGCGCACGAGCTCGTCCTCGATCCGCACCTCCACGCCCCGCAGGTTCCGCGTCAGGTAGCCGGGCACGTCCCGGTCGGACGGCCCCTCCTCCACGTAGTGGCGGCGGCCCGTCAGGTCGTATCCGAGCCGCTCGAGCTCAAGCCAGCCCTCCTCGCGGCCGAGATCGTGCAGACGGTCGAGCACGTCGCGCATCGCCTGGCTGACACCCAGCCGCGGCGGCGAACCGGTCGCGACCCACACGAGGACGGCGCGGAGCATCTCGTCGTGGATGGCAGCGTTGAGGTCGTCCTTCGCGGCGGCGAGCGCACGGTCGAGCCGGACGACGTCGATCGCCCGCTCAGACTCGGTGAGCTCGCGGCCGACGAGCAGCTCGACCGCGACGGTCATGCCCAGTCGTCCAGGTCGACTCTGGTGTCGCGCTCACGCTGCCGAGCGACCCACAGGCGGCGCGCGGCGCCCCACGCTCGTCTGCGGAGCTTCCACCGGCGCCGCGTCCGGCGCACGTTCACGTGGTGCTTCCAGCCGCTGTGGCGCCTCGCTCGCACGGGATCAGGCTGCGAGCCCCGCGCCCTCCTTCGGCACGGTGTTGCGGGCCACACCGACGTCGGAGGGCAGGCTGTTGACGACGGCGGCGAGCTGCGCCTGGTCGAGTCCGGCGGCGGACAGGGCTGCGAGCAGCCGGTCGCGCGGGATGCCGTGCTGCTCAAGGTCGTTGGGGAGATTCGTGAGGCCGAGGAGGTCGCGGACGTCGTCCTGCGCCTCGCGGTCCGTGAACGTGAAGCCTGCCGGCTCGAGCAGCGAGATCGCGCGGGCGATCACGTCGATGTTGCGGGCCCGCAGCTTCGACACCGTCAGCCTCGGCATCCGGTAGTCGGCCGCCTCCCGGCCGAAGTTGACCTCGACGAGCTGCCTGACGACCTGGCGCTTGCGCTCGAGCGCGAGGTCTTCGGCGAGCACCTGTGCGGCCAAATAGAACGGGTCGGCCTGCGTCTCGGCCGACGCGCGCGCGCCTGTCTGGCCAAGGCCCTGGCGGGCGAAGTGCTGCAGGCCCGCCTCGGCGATCTGCTCGGAGCACCAGCGCAGCAGCGTCGACGGCTCCGCGAGCGACTGGGCGGCGTTCAGGATGTCGATCGCCCATTCGGAGTCGGCCTTCGTGCCTCCCTGCGGGACGGGCAGATGCACGTACGCGCGCTGGTGGGTACGGACGTTGCGGCCGATCGTCCGGGCGCGCTCCGCCCCTTCGGGGGTGTCGGGGTGCCATACGACCGGGGTGCCGGCCGAGTAGCGGTCCCAGCCGATCCCCGTCGAGATCATCAGGAGCTTCTGCAGCTTCCAGGCGCCCCAGGCGGGCCGCAGCAGCGACACGCCGTCCCACGTTCCGGGGGCGGGCTCGAACACGAGGTAGGACAGCTTGTCGCCCGGGATCGGCCGTGTGTTCGCGATCCCCTGAGTGAGGCGGGAGATGCGGCCGTCAGACCCATACTCGACCTTCTGCACGGACGCCGGCAGCCGTGGGGCCAGGCGGGCGAGCGGCCGCACAAGGTGCTCGTCGCCGTCGGCGTCCCGCCAGCGGCGCACATCGCCCCACACGAGCTCCTCGAACATGCAGCCGAACTCGAGCATCTGCAGCCCCTGCTCGAGGCTCTTGCCCCACGACAGGTCGAGCTGGCCGTCCTCGCCGTCGAGGCCGAGGTTCCACGCAACCATGTCGCGGATCACCTTCGACACGGGATCGGTGTCGTGCGGGTCGATCGACCATGAGGCCGACCGGACGGTCAGCTTGTAGAACATCAGCAGGCTCTTCACCGACGCCGACGTCTTGCGCATCTCGTCGTAGACGAAGAACTTCTGGCGGCCCGACAGCTCGGGGTTGACGTCGGGGCCGCCCTGCAGCATGTCGCGCAGCCACTGCTCGCCGTCGGCGCCCGCCTCGCCCCGGTCGGGCCCGGTGAGATCGCCGGTCGGCACGGAGGCGTAGGAGCGGTCGAAAAGGGTGAGACGCACGGTCTACTATCGCCGCCTGCTAGAGCGCCTGTTCGTAGTCGAGGTCAGCGGGCAGGCCGAGGTCGTCGTCGTGGCGGACGTGGCCGCGGGCGAGACGGCGGCGGCGTGTGAGCGGGTGCTCGTCTGGCGGGTCGGCGTTGTCGTCCGCCACGATCGCGGCGGCCTGCTCGTCGGCGATCTCGCCGGCCGGAGGGAACGTCGCGACCGCCCAATAGGCGAACGCCCGGCAGGCGTGGTTGTGGATGTTGTCCTCAGGGGTGGTGGCGCCCTGGCGGCGGCGGCCGAGCGCGTCGGTCGGCCACACGTTGTTGCGCATGTGGGCGGCGAAGTCGGCGGCCTTCACGCCGCACACCCGCAGCGGCTTGGGGCTGCCGGCGAGCAGCCGCTTGACGCTGATGATCGAGAAGTCGACCCTGCTTGTGAGGCGTGACGGCGGCCGTCCGATCGAGAACCCCTGCCGCCGGTACTGGTTGACGAACGGCTTGCCGGTCTCGAGGGAGCGGGCCTGGCCGGCGGGGTCGCCGACGCAGCGGATGTGGCGGCTGAACGCCGGTGTCGTCTCAATCTCGGGCAGTCCGAGCTCCTGCAGGTAGAGGCGCAGCTGCTGGGCGACGGCCTCGGGGGTGGCGCTGCTGCCGAACAGGTCGCCCATCTCGAGGATCCCGACGACACGCACCTCCTCGGGGGCGTTCTGCACGACAGGGATCGAGGTGGCGTCGAGGCCGAAGTCCCAGGCGAGCTCGAGCGGCACGACCAGCTTCCCAGTGGCCGCGTCCAACTCGATATCGATGCCGCCGTCGACGACGTGCACGTCGGTCTGGAACTCGCTGTAGACGCGGCCGCCGAGCGCCCGCTCCCGGTCGATGTCGAGCTCGTTCGCGACCTGCTCGTCGGTCTTCCCGATCACGCGGCTGTCGTAGTGGGGGGACGTCAGCCGGCCGGGGTAGCGGTGCGCCCTGGGCTCCCGCGGGTTCCAGCTGACGCCCGCCCGGGTGCCGGCGCACAGGTCGCAGCCGGCGGCGGCGGCGGCCATCTCGACGGTCGGCTGGTCGGCGGCCGCGACACCGGCGACGTGGAGTCCCTCCCGGTAGACGGGGTGCTCCGACCAGTGCAGCCGCAGGTACGTCCACCCTTGCGGCTTCTCGTCGCAGATGCGGGCGTGGAAGTTGTCGTCGCCGTTGACGGTCGACAGCAGCGCCTTCCCGGACGGGCAGGCCTCGTCGAGGGCCGCGTACACCTTCTCGCCGTGCTGCACGAACGCGGCCTCGTCGACGAGGGCTCCGTCGACGGTGTTGCCGCGGCCCGGGTTGTCGGTCTGGCCTTCGCCGTAGACGACGGCGCCGTTGCGGGGGTTCTCGATCTTGGCGGGCTCTCTCGAGAACGGCCGGAACACGAGGTCGCCGAGACCGGGCAGCTTGCCGCGGTCGAGGCGCTGGTCGATGTAGCGCACCTTGCCGAACAGGCTCTTGACGGTGTTGCGGGAGCCGCCGTCGTCGATCTCGCCGCCGTCGACGTGCATCGCGAGGAGCGTCACCTGGTGGTAGTGCACGGCCCACGCGATCGCGGCCGCGAACGCCCACGTCTCGCCGATCTGCCGGGACTTCTCGATCGCGACGTTCGCGAACGCGAGCTCGCCGGTCGTCTGCAGATGGTCGACGTCGATCCACGAGCGGATCGTCAGCTCCTGGTCCGGGAACAGGCGCAGCCGGATCGGCCGGAGCTTCGCCGCCCGTCCTTCGCCGAACTTGGAGGCGATCCACACGTGGCCGGAGTTGAGCCAGCCGATCGGGTCACGCGCGTAGCGTTCGGCCTGGGTGAGCTCGACGTCGCGCCGCTCGTCGGCCGCCCACTGCAGCTCGAGGCCGCGGCGGGCGGCGTCGAGGACGCCGGCGAGCGGGTTGGTCACCGGTGGTGCTTGCCCTGCCGGGCCTTCGCGGCGGCACGCCGGGCGGACCGGTCGCGCCGCTGGGCCGCGTTGCGCAACCGGGCGATGTCGAGGTGCCGCTGGTGGAGGCCGGGCAGTTTGCCCATCAGCTGTCGTCTCCGGTGCCGGCGAGCAGTCTGCCGGCACGGCGGGCGACGGGCACCTCGCCGGCCCGCTTTCGCCTGTCGAGCTCGTCTGCGAGCTCGTTCACGTCGGCGACACCGAGCGCCCGCGGATCCGCCGGCGTGGTCTTCTCGGCGGCCTCGACGGTGAGGACGGCCGCGAGTAGCGGTCCTGCGGTCGCGGCCGCGAGGCCGGCGGCCCAGCCGAGGTAGATCCAGACGGCGGCGATCGCGACGACGTAGCAGGTGCAGGCGGCGACGAGCGCCAGCCGGGGGAACGCGTTCGGGGTCATGTCAGCTGCCCTCCGCAGCAGGTGCATCGGTCGGGGTAGTGCCATCCGGGGGTGCCGTTTGGCGCTTCCGGGTAGTGGCGCCAGCCGCACCCCGGGCAATCTCGCCACGCAGCTCCTCGATCCGCTCGAGCAGCCCTGCTTCCATCTCCCGACCGGACCTGACCGCCTCGTCCAGTAGCGCTCGCCGCACCTTCGCGATCCGGGTCGACGCCCAGTCGTCCGATCGGCCGAAGCGCTGCCCGATCTCCCTCGAGCTCAGCCCAGCCGCGAGGTAGGGCCCGATCTGTTCGAGGATCTCCGTCACCTCCGCCGGCAGCCTGGTCGGGTCGATGTAGGCCAGGATCCTGGTCATCGAGACCGTGGTCTCGCGCGGCGGCGTCGGCGTACCTGGTGTCGACGACTCGCTTCTCACCGTGTCTCCCGTCCCGTTTGTCGAGGTAGTCGCTGAGCAGGAACCCGAGCTTCCAGGCGAGGTAGGCGCCGAGCCGGCTGCCGGAATCCCGCGGCCTGTAGTGGGGCAGCAGCTCGACGACGGCTCCGAGCAGGTACGCGAGTGCGTCGTCGTAGTCGCATGCCTCGATCTGCGCGGCGCGAGGGTTCCGGTTGAGCGTCTTGCGGCAGAGGCCCTCGACGTTGCGGACGGTCTCGCCCTGGTGTTCGAGGTCCCAGACGACGGCGAGCATCCGTCTCGTGTGGGTGTTCGCGATCGCGTGCATCGGCTAGATCCATGTGTCGAGGAGGTCGCGGCTCTTGCCGGTCAGGAGCACTCGGTCGTGCTCGCCCGGCCAGTCGACGTAGCCCTGCCTGGCGAGGACGCGGAGGGCGGCCCGGATGACGGCGGCGGGCTGCGCGAGCTGCGTCTCGAGCTGCTGGACGGTCATCTGATCGCCGGCGAGGCTCAGGAGCGGCGGGATCGTGCCGGCGACCGCGGCGACAACGCTGATGTGGGCGCCGCGGCCGAGCATCAGCGGCGCTCCTTCTCGCTCACGTACACCGGGGTGTCAGTTGCTGGGGCGGCGGCACCTGACGGTGCTTCCTCCGCCGCCCCGAGACCCGAGCGGCCGTCGAGGCGCGCGACCACCTGGTCGATGTCGAGGCCGAGCAGCCGCCCGTACTCGCCGGCCCCCAGCCGCAATCCCGCCCGAGCGTTCACGCGGCCCCCTGATCGACAGCGACGAGGCCGCCGAGCGCGTCGTCGAGGGCACGCATGAAGTCGTCCCGCCGATCGGAAGGCACGAATCGGCCGGCGACCACGAACACGGCCGACACGATCGCCTGCACATCCGTGATCTCCACCCGGTTGGTCGCCTGCCCCTCGATCAGCTGCTCGAGGTGCGCGTACCGCGGCAGCGCCCGCACCGCCACGTTCGGGTCGATCTCCGTCGCCGGGTCGAGCACGATGTCGCGGAGACGGTCGGTCGCGAGGACCGTCCGGGTGTTCCGGTCGGCCAGCGAACGCACCGCCGCCCGCAGCGCCTCCGACGCCGCCCTGTTGTCAGCGTCGGCGGCAGCCTCGAGCCAGCCGTCGCGCTTGGCCCACTTGCGGACGGTGACCTCTGAGACGGCGAACTCGCGCGAAATCCGTGCGTAAGACCGCTCGTCGGGGCCGAGGGTGACGTAGCGGGCCTTGGCGCGGCCCCAGTCGACGCGTGTGCGTTGCGGCGGTGTCGTGGTCATACGGGCGGTCAGGGTAGAGGTTTTTTTTTCGGAATCAAGCTGGCGTTCTGGGTGTGAGGGTGGGTTCGCCTGCTGGCCTGCCGGTGAGGCGGGCGATCTCGGTGGTGACGGTGGTGTTGGGGGCGACGCGCGGCTCGTCTGTGTGGACGTTGGCGATGTGGTCGTCGAGTCTGGCGGCGGTCTTGGTCGTGACGCCGCAGTGGGGGCAGGCGTGGGGGTGGTTGGGGCTGGTGGATCGTGTGCCGACGGCTCCGGCTGCGAGTTCGGTGCGGGGGCTGTTCGGGAGCTCGCCGGCCTGGTATTTCGTCCAGGCGAGGGCGCCGGGTTTGCGGCAGGTGGGGTCTGCTTCGAGTTGTTCGAGGAGCTGTGTGGCGATGTCGAGTCCTCGGCCTGTGGTGGCTTCGGCGATCTGGCTGTCGTTCCAGCCGGCTGTTCGGAGTCGGGCAGCAGCAGCGTCCGCGCTGTTGTTGGGCGCGGGCTGCTGGCTGCTGGTTGCAGTCTGCAGTGAAGGTGAAGGTGGTTTTCGCGCGCGCGCGCGAGGATTCGGAACCCCTTCGGGAACCCCTTCCGCGATCGGCTTTGATAAGCCGTTTTCTACCCCTTTCGGAAGGGGTTTCGGAACCCCTTCGGGAACCCCTTCGGGAACCCCTTCGAAAAGGGGTTCGGGTAGTCCTTCGGTGAGGGCGGCGTCGTCGCCGGGGATGGGGTCGAAGATGTGGGGGTATTCGGCGGCGAGGGTGGCGCGGATGCGGGGCGACTGGATCTCGAGGTATTGGCGTTTGGCGGCCTTGAGGAGGTTCGGCTGCTTCTCGACCTCGTCGTGTTTGATGAACGTTCGGACGAGCACCTCGGCGGTCTCCTGGTCGAGGATGACGAACCCGGCGCGGTCGAGTCTGCGCATGAGGTCGTTGACGCGGCCGATGGTGAGGCCGGCGGCGAGGCGGGCCCAGCGTGTGACGACGTAGGGCAGCACGCCGCAGTTGTTGATCTGGGGTTGTGAGAGCAGGAGCACGTAGGCCCATTGTTCTTCTGGCCCGAGGAGCTTCCAGTCGTGGTCGCCCCAGACGCTGCCCTTGACCTTGGCGAAGGCTCGGGCCATCTCTCAGCCGGCGATCCGGTAGCTGTGGACGTGTAGGCCGACCGTGTGCGTGACTTTCTCGTCGCCGTCGGGGCCGATGCGGAGCGCCCATCCGTGCTTGCCGACGGTGGCGGTGACGCGCAGCTCGACTTCGTCGCCGAAGCGGAGGCTCGCGTAGTGGTCGAGCTGCTCTTCGTCGACCATGCTGATCGCGACCTGGCCGCCGAACGCGAGCTTGAGCACGTTGGCGCGGCGGCCGTCGAGCTTGGGGACGGGCCGGTCGTAGGGCTTCGTGTCGAACAGCTCTCCGGTGTCGGGGTCGACGCCGTGAGCGCGTGCCATGACGTCGTGGATGTGCTGTGTCGCCTCGTCGGATTCGAGCGGCACTGTGGTGCCGTCGGGCATGACGAGTCCGGCGGCGGTGTCTGTTGCGGTCATGCTGTGTGCCTCCTTGCGTTGGGTACGAGGTCGTGGTCGAGCTCGTGGAGTAGGTGTGTGCGGGCTGCGTATTGGGCGGCGGTCCAGCCGTCGACGTGGCCGCGAGCTTGGAGGACGCGCGCGAGCTCCTGGTAGTGGCGTGGTCTGACGACGTAGACCTCGACGTGGGCTTCCAGGAGCGCTCTGATCCAGCGCTTCTGATCGGCTGTGAGCCTGCCGTTCTCTCGTTTCAGCTCGAGGAGGACGAGACGGTCGCGGACGAGGGCGAGGTCTGGCCAGCCTGGTTCGGAGCGGCGGCTGTCGTAGATGTGCATGGGCCGCTGCCAGCCGAATGTGTTCGCGAGGTCGATGACCTGGCGCTGCCAGTCCTTTTCGAGGATGTCGTCGAGCGCGATCGCGGCGGCTGTCTTCACTCCCCGTCCTCCCAGTCGGTCGTGGCGAAGAGGTGGAGCCGCCCTATCCGCAGGTGCTTCATGCGAGCACCGGCTCGGGGTCGAGGTTGACGGCGGTCCGCTCGACGATCGCTTCCGCCGGGAGGGGGACGATGCTGCCGAGGACGCGGCCGTCGCCTGTGTGCCATCCGTCGTGGTAGCGGGCCTGACGGCGCCACCAGCGCACGACGAGTTGTCCGTCGAAGGTGTCGATGCGGTCGATGACGACTCGGCTACCCCGTGGAAGGGTGATGGTGTCGCCGGGCCGAAGCTGGTCGACGCGCACGAGCGCCATCAGGCGTCCCTGTTCACGTAGGCGAGGTCGGCGATGGGGTCGGGCCGCTGCTTTACGTGAGCGTCCATCAGAACCCGATCGGGAAGCCGTGGTCGTCGGTGTCTGGCAGCCTGCGCTCGGATCGGCTTGCGGGGGCCTGGTAGCCGACGAGCGTCCAGCCGGCGTTCCGCTTCCACTGCACCAGGGCGAGTGCCCGCAGCCGCCGCCCCATCTGAGCTCCCTCGGTGCGGCACCATTCGCAGCGAAGATCTCGATCGTGGCCGCGGCCGCCTTGGCCGCGGCGGAAGGAGTGCAGGGCCGCCCCCAGCTCGTCATTCGTCACGGGCTGCCGGCGTCTGATGTGCTCGAGCGCGACCCGCTGCCTGGGCGTGAGCTTGACGGCCGGTAGGACGAGCGGCTCGCCGAGGAGGTCCGTCGGCTCGTTCACGCCGCCTCCTCGAGCTCGACGTCGACGACGACAAGGAGTCGGCCGGCGAGATCAGCGGTGATCGTGCCAGGCCCGTGCCTGAGGAGCCGCGAGCACGTTCCTCCGGGTACGCCCGTCGCTTCCGCCAGCCGCGACGCCGGGTGGTCCTGCCGGCCAAGCCAAGGCGACAGTTGCTCGAGCACCGTCGCCCAGGCGACCGTCCGCCGGCGTGGTATCCGCGCGCGCGTACTCCGCGTGATCTCGGCGCGCCGCTCGGCCAATGCCGGGTCGTGGTTGAAGCAGTAGTCGGAGCCGGCCATCGCCGGCTTCTGGCAGGGCGACCCCTTCCGGGGAGCTTGCGTGCTGACGCCCTTGCACGCCGGCCGGTAGCGACCCTCGGTCTCCTTCAGCCAGCGCCGGTAGGCGGCTACCGCCTCGCCTGTCTCGCCGAGCGCGCGCCGGCGGCGTCCGTGCTTCGTGTTCCGGATGGCGAGGGCCTCGCTCCGCGACCTCAGCGGCAGCCCGCGATCGCGGAACAGGCCGTCAAGCGACGTCGCCGCCGCCGCCGCGCTCGCATACCCGAGCCGCTGCCAGTAGCGGCGGCCGAGCTCCCGCACCGACACGACCTCGGTCACGTACAGGTGGTGTAGGGCCCGCAGCTGCGGTTCCGTGACCTTCGCGTAGACACCCTTCGGCCTGCCGCCGCGGCGGCCGTGCCTCGCGGGCAGCGGGCCTACCTCGGCGATGTAGTGGTCGCCGGAGTGGCGGGCGCGGCAGACGCCGCACAGTCGCCTGCGCCGGATCACGCCCGCGAAGACGAACTCGTCGCCGGCGAGCCCGCAGAGGGCGGTGGCGCCGTCGGATGCGGTGGGGATGTGCCAGAGCGCGTCGACGCCGGCGACGACGACCACGGGAGCGCCGACCTCGACTCTCACGCGGCCCGCCGCATCTCGTGCAGTCCGAGCAGCGCCGCCAGCCTGCCGTCCACCTGGATCACCCACTGCGACACCGCCTGGCGCGTCACACCATCCCGGCCAGCGATCTCGTCCTGCGTCATCCCGAGCACCCGATGGTCAAACCAGGCTTCCCGCTGACGGTCGGGCAGATCGAGGGCTGTCAGGGGCGGCAGCAGCTCCCACGCGCGCGCGTGCAGACCGCATGCGGGACGGACGCTCATCCCGCGTCGGCCTCGAAGCAAGGGACAGTCCGGTTCTCCAGCCGATCCAGCCCGAGCGCGTCGGCGATCGCCGCGAGCTCCGCCGGCGACGCCACCATGCGGCCGCGCTCGATCTGCGACAGCGTCCCCTTGTTGATGCCGGTGCGGTCTTGCAGCTGCCGAAGCGTCGTCCGGGACCCCATCCGGATCTCACGGAGGGTGCGCAGCAGCGGCGGCATCACAGCACCTCCCGCACGTGGTTGTAACCCTGCTCGGTGTCGCCTCCACGCTTTCTGCGTGTGCTGACAAGCCCGCACCCGCCGGGGCACTGGTAGAGCTTCCTGCCGCCGGGGAACACGACGACGGGTTCGGGGGTGTGGGTGGCGTGCCCGCAGGCGAGCGGGAGCGGGCCGACGGTGCCGGTGCCGGCGCCGCGTGCGGCGCGGGATGGGGTGGTGCCGGAGCGGGCGCCCGACGACGGCATCAGGCGGCCGCCCGGGTGCTGTTGCGGATGGCCTCGCCGAAGACCTCGACGAACCGGTCCCAGGTGACGAACGGGAGCAGGTTTAGGGTCGCGGCGATGATCTCGCGATCTAGGCTGGTCACGGCTCCCACCTGCCTCGCCGCCGGTTCGCCTCCCGCGCGATCTCCGTGTGGTGGGCGCACAGGCCCGCGTACTTGCCGCCGGCGGCGGGCAGCCGGGGCGACTCGCATCCCGCCGCTCTGCACGTCCGCGCCTGCGCTCTGCCCGGATCGTCGCCGTCGAGCAGATGGGCGAGCTCTCCCGGCGCAGGCTCGAGGACGGGCGGCGTGCCGGTGTGGCCGCGGTCGCAGTAGCCGCCCCGCACCCTGGCCTCGCCCGGGCACCCGGGCCAGGCGCAGTCGTGGGAGCAGCCGAGCTCCTGGGCGCCGATCGCTGTCACACGACCCCCCCGGCTGTATGATCGTTGCCCAACGAGGAGGCGCTATGTCGGCTCGAACCGTGACGATCATTTTCGCCAGCGGCAACCAGAAGCTCGTCTGCGACACAGAGGAGATCGGAAAGATCGTCGCGCTGATCAGCGAATGCGATCTCGCCGCAGGCACAATCGAAGCCTTCGAGAGGGGTGCTGAGACCGGGAGGGTGACATTCTCGCCCGAACAGAAGCGCCCGCTCTACGACGCCCTCGATTGCGTGCTGGTTGAACGCAGCAGGGATGGCCTGGGAGAAGTCGGATTCGATCTCCGATCCAAGCTCGAGGCAGACCTCTATCACGCCAGCGGTAACGGGTAGCCTGGTCACTCGGAGGCCTTCGCAATGCGGTCGACGCAGGTCGTCATCGCAACCCGCACGCTCCCGCAGTCCCCCACTCGCGCCACGAGCCGAGACCGTCGCCCATCCTGCCAGCCCCCATGTCCCAGATGCGGTAGGCGCGGTACAGCTGCTCGCGCGGCGACGCATCCGACGGCAGACCCGAGCCGCCGGCACGCCTCCATGTTGACACCAGGAACTGCATTCCGCCGAAGTAGGGGGACGGGCGTCCCTGCCAGTCTCGTCCGGCGCGATGCCAGTCGACGCTCTCGTGCCGGTGAATGCACATGGCCTGCCGGAGCCATGCGCCGGGCGGCTGCCACTGCTTCGGCATCGGCGTCGGCCGGTAGGTATGGGCTGCTTGCGCAAGCGCGCGCGGAACAATCGCAAGAATGGCAAACAGGGTGGTGATCGCGAGTATGGTCAGCATGCGTCTCAGGTCACCTTCTCCAGTCGGTTGCTTTCCCCGGCAACGGGCTCGGGGTTGGGCAGCGGCCTGCGGCAGTAGCGGCAGAGGCCGGTGGCGCATGGGTCGAGATGGTCGCGGCGGTAGGCGCCCCAGAAGTGAGGCTGGACGGAGGGGTCGCACACGTGCGCGAGCGGCAGCGGCGACGCGAACGTGACCGCCCTCGACGGGTGCATCCGGTAGATGAGGTCGCCGGCGCGGGCGGTCACGCCGCCTCCCCCGTGAGCAGCCGAAGCGCGAGCGCAGCCTGCTGCGGCACGACGGCGTTGCCCAACATCCTGAGCCGGTGCGTCCGGGCCGGGCCCGCCGTCCAGCCTGCGGGCAGCCCCATCATCCATTCGACGAACTCGGGCATCAGTCGTCCTCGATCGTCAGTTGGCCGGGGTGCTGGCCGTCGGAGCGAACGTTCCCACCGCCGGATCGCTGGTTCGTACGCGCCCCAAGCGACGTCCTCTCGACCGCGTCCGTCAGGGTCACGTTCGACGGGTTGCTGCCGCCAGACGACCTGGAGTCCATCGCGGTCGGCGTCGGCAGCAACGAAGAACAGCCGCGCCCTTCGGTGAGGAGCTCCGGCGTCGGAAGCTCGAACAACTCCCCACCGCACATGCATCCCCACTCGGGCAAGGTCGGAGAGCACGGCGTCGAACCCGAGTCGAAGGTGACCTGCGACGTTCTCAGCGACGACGACTCGGGGTCGTAGAAGGCGAATGAGTCGCGCGAACTCGGGCCACAGATGCCTGTCATCGTCTTCTCCGCGCCGCCGTCCAGCAACGGAGAACGGCTGGCACGGATACCCGCCGCACAGCACGTCGACGCGGGGTGTTCCGCCGTCGAGGTCGCGCACGTCGGGCAGGATCGGGACTCCGGGCCAGTGCCGCTCGAGGACGGCGCGGCAGTGCTGGTCGGCCTCGCAGAACCATTCGGGCGTGCCTCCGACGGCGAGGTCGAGGCCGCCGATGCCGGCGAACAGGGAGCCGACATTCACGCCGCCCCCTTGCTGCCGGCGTCCTCGCCCAAGAGTGCTGGCAGCCCGTACCGTTCGACGGCCGCCGCCAACGCGCGCAGCCCGTCCGGCGTGATCCGCACCAGCTGGTAGTAGCGTCCGTCGAACTTCTCCGCTGTCACCCACCCGTGGCGGAGCAGCTGCTCGGTCGGCCCCATCGGCCACGACAAGCCCGCCGCGCCGGAGCCGAGCTTCAGCAGGAAGCCGAACTGGCGTGCGGTCGGGACTCTCACGCTGCCCGTCTCAGCTTGCGGCGCGCCCGGAAAAGGGAGTTGTCGACGACCTTCCACGGCAGCGCCATCTCCTCGTACGACAGGCCGCAGGTGGCGCTGACGACGCAGCGGCGCTCGAGCGCGGACAGGTCGGAGTCGATCGCCCGCATCAGCCTGCGCAGCCGGTCGCGCTGCTCGGCCACGTCGGCGACCTGGTGGGCGCTCGCGATCGTTGCCGCGGCGTCGACGTCTCGGTCGTCGCGGCGGATGACGCGCACGGAGTCGGTGAGCACGGTGTGCTTGCCGCGCGTCGCGCCGCGCAGGCAGTCCGCGAGATGGCGCTCGACGACCAGGCGGGCGAACGGCGGGAACGGCCCCTGCTCGGCCCGGTAGGAGCGGCAGGCGAACCACAGGCCGATGAGGGCCTCCTGCTGGACGTCGTCGCGGTCGGCTCCGGGCAGCCGGTAGGAGCGGGCGGCGGCGAGCGCGAGCCCGCGGTGCTCGTGCCACAAGGAGACGGCGGTCACTCGGTCCCCCGCGCCATCCAGTAGACGGCGAGCGCGAACGCCGCCAGCACGAGCACGACGGAGAGGACGAGGCCGGCGAGGAGACGCAGGTCTCGGTCGCCGCGACGAGTTACAAGCGGGGGAAGACCGCGCTCACAGGTGCTAGGGGAATCTTTCGCGGGTTCGATTCCCGCCGCCTCCATCAATCGGCTCAGTAGAGCCGTTTCACTGGTCGGCTTCGGGAGGAACGATTTGTTCCTCCCGTCGCTGTTCCAGCCAACGAGGGATCATCTGCGCTCCTGGAAGATGCAGAGAGCGTTCTCGAAGTCCGCGCTGTCGTAGGGCGTCCCGCGCCAGTCAATCCCCACGCGGGAGGCGACCGTCTTCCATTCCTGCGTCCAGCGGACGAGAAGCTGTTCGCAGGCGTCGCTGTTCTCGCGAGTGACCGGGATACCCCAGATGCGCTCGAACCCGGCCGCCGGCCCCTGCGAGTCGGCCAGGTAAGCCCGAGTCGGTCGGTAGCCGACTCCGTCCACTTTGAGCATCCCGCCCCGCACGAGAGCATCGAAGTTCGTTGTTCGCCGCCAGCTGAGGGCGATCACGCGAATCTCCCCGGACCCGATCACCGAAATTCCCCAGGTGAGCGGCGGGTCGACCGGGGGCGATCGTAGCTGAACCCGGCGGGGCTCGCTGCTCCTCGATGAAGCGAGCGAGACCCGCCGGGCGGGCCCGCAGGGCCCGCCCTCGCGGACGCGTCAGTCGGCTTCGACCTCGAAAGAGGCCGACCGATCGGTCGCGGCGAGCGCTCGCAGGGCCGCAGATCGCCTCTCAGCGCCTCGATTTCGGCACCGGCGCCCGCGATCGCGCCCTTGCGGCCCCTCGGCGGCCTCTCGCGACCTCGGGCGGGTCGATCGCGCCGCCCTCGGCGCGGCTCTGGGCGCCGCTCAGCGCCGCGAGGCCGCCCGCAGCGCCTCCGATCTGGCGCGGTGGGCGCGCATGCGGTAGCTCTCGCCCTCGATCTGGAGGACGACCGAGCGGTGCAGCAGCCGGTCGAGCATGGCGGCGGCGATCATCGGGTCGTCGAAGATCTCGCCCCAGCTCGGGATGCCGCGGTTGGTGGTGAGGACGATGGAGCCCTTCAGGTAGCGGCGCTGGACGACCTCGAAGAGGGCGGCGGCTCCTTCGGCCTGCAGCGGGAGGTACCCGAGCTCGTCGATCACGAGCAGCGCGGGGCCGCAGTAGAAGCGCATGGCGGTTGCCCAGCGGCCCTCGAGCGCGGCCCGGTGGCAGCGGGCGGCGAGGTCGGCGGCGGAGGTGTAGTAGACGCGGTAGCCCGCCTCGACCGTCTG